TTGTCTCGAGTCAATTGCCCGAAACGATCGCTCGGGTCTTCCGGCTTGGTCCGCTCGATGAAGTCGGGACGCAGCCGTTCCTCCTCCATGCGCTTGGCGAAGTCGGGACCCTGCTTCTCCGCTTCGATGCGCTGGCGCGCGCTGCGGCCATCGTCTGGCACCCGCTCCTTGCGGGTGGCCTCGTTCTCGCGCTGCCGCTCGTTGCGGCCATCGTCGGGCGTCCTCGGGTTGGTCATGTAACTTTTTCTCCCATAGTTCGTGCCGGATTTTTGGTAACGTGAGCCATTGCAGCCTCTACACGAAGGTCCAGGTCGAAGCCGCGCTCGGAGTGCCGCCAACGCCGTTCACGACCGTGACGGAGCGCGTGCCCGCCGTCGCCCGCTTGGGAGCATTGGCAACCGTCAGCGACGTTGCGCTGACGTAGTTGGTGGTCTGCGCGACACCGTCGATGTAGACCACGGACGCGCGCGTGTAGCCGGTGCCGGTGAGCGTGATGGACACTGTGCCCGCGCCCGACGCGACGTTGTTCGGCGCAGGCGAGCCGGTGATGGTCGGCGTCGTTGCCGCGGTCAGGTACGACGCATGGCTGGCGTTCGGCGTCGCGGTGTAGCTGCCGAGACATGAGACGGTCTGCGTCTGGCCGTAGGTGCTGGGGTTGGCGCTGGTCGCCGTCACCACCACCTCGGTGCCTGCGCCTTCGTGCGGTACGCTGGTGCTGGCGGGCACGGCGCCTGCGGCGGCGCCAGGGTACGATCCCTCGGTCCCGCCGGATGTCGCACCCGTACCGCTCGCGAGTGCTGCCGTGTTGGCGGCGAACGCCACCAGCGATCCGGCGGAGCCGTCATCGAAGTAGGGCGGCGGCGACACGCGCGGCGTAGGCGGATTGCGCAAATCCTCAGCGTAGGTGGCTTTCGTATAATTGGGGACATTCGGCGGCGTTGCCCCGGTGAACGACATGTTCGTCGGGGGCGTGGGCGACGGCGGGGTCACCGTCAGTGCAGATTGCGCCATTGCAGTCTCCTCTCCGTTGCCTTAAGTTCCATCGTTCAAAGGAAGCCAAACATGGTTAAGCGTATGAACGACCGCGGTGGGTATTGGATCGAAGCGCCACTCACCCCCGAAGAAGAGATGGACTTCTACCAGCGTGTCGGCGGGGCGACCTCGCTCACGATCCATCATTCGACCCCCCGCGCGGGACCGCAGTCGCCCCCGCAAAAATCGCCGCAACCGTCGCAGGCAGCAGAACGCCAGCCCGCAGCGCCTCCTCCAGGCGATCGACCCAACCCGGTCCCTGAGAGATAATCTCGCGCGCCTTCTGGATGTCCTCGCGTGGAGATCCCCAGCGGGCCGCCCATTTTTCGTCGCGCTCCATGCGTGCGAGCGCGTTCTGTCCGACATACTGATTGCGATTGAACGCATCACGCAGCTCGGGCGTCTTGTTGACGTATTCGAGCATGTGCCGGGTGGCTTCGCCCGATCCGGCCTGATCGAACTTGCCGACGTAGTCGATGTAGCCGGTGTCCAGGCGCGTCCGCATCTGCGGCCCAAACTGATCAAACACGCCCGCCTTCAGCGCCTTATCGAGTGCCTTGTTGTCCGCAGGCATGTTGCCAAACGAGGTGACCGTCAGGCCGCGCCCGGTGTCGACAACGTCACCCAGGCCATACTGCGACGCGATGTTGCGCAGCGCGAGAACATCAGCCTGCGATGCAGGGCCGTCGCGCGGGATGAACAGCGATCCGCTTTCCTTGTTCGGCCCGCCCGCCCAGTGCTTGTGCCACGTCGAGACGTTCTGCGCATCGATGTAGCCGCGCAGCGCCTCGCCTGCATTGAGGATCGTCTCCTCGGCATCAGCCACCCGCTTGAACGGCGCAGTCTTGTCGATGACCTTCTTTGTCTCAGGATCGCGCGCAGGCGCCTGGAACGCGCCCAGCGGTCGCGCCACCTGTCCGAGATTGAACTCAGTGTTGCCCGCGGGCGTATCGTAGACGCCCTGCATCGGGATCGATGGCAACACGCGCATGTAATTGCCGGTGCCCTCGACGCCCAGGCCCGCGTAGATCGCATCGCGTCCCATCGGCGCATTGGCCCACGAGCTTTGCGGATCGAGCGCGAATTGATCACGCACGCTCTGCGGTGCGTTCACCGATTGCGCCATGTGCCCGACCACATTGGCTCCCGGCTGCGCCTCATGCGTCGCGAAGTAGGTGTGCTTCGGATAGAAGTCCACGACGGTCTTGAGCGCGAGCTGCATCGCCTGCTCGTAGGTCAGCTCGGCATTACGCGACATCAGGGCGCGTGCCTTGTCGATCACCCACGGGATCGCCTGGAGCTTCTCGCCGGTCCAGTCGCTGCGCCCGCCCAGTTGCGCCTGATTGGCACGATCGACCGCAAGCGCCGTCTCGTAGTCGAGATACTTGTGCTGCGCGGAGGTGAATGCCTTGTCCCACCCCTCCGGGTATCCATGCACGTTACCCTGGCGAAAATCATTCACGCCGGTCGCGGTGCCGCCCGCAGGCACACCCGGCTGCGTGGGATCGACCTTGACCTGATATTCGCCGGTCTTCTCGCCAAGCTGGTAGAGCATCGGGTCCTTGGCGGCGAGCGCACGCAGATGCGCCTCATGCTGCGCGGGCGTTCCGGCCTTGTACGGCATGCCCGCGATCGATGCGTTGTTCTCCTTCAGTGCAAGGTTCAGCTCGTGCTCGGGACTGACGCCTGCAGAGAATTGTCCATGCTGTGCCGACTGCCAGAGGTTCTGCACCGGATCGCCGCCCGTGGTGACGTTCTGACCGGCACGATAGCGGTCGTACCAATCGCCACCGCGCGGATCGGATGCGACCATTTCATCGAAGCGGCGACGCTGTGCGTTGAGTGCCTGCTTTGACTGAATATCGTGCGGGCCACCGACATACTTGCCTGCGCTACCCTCGCCTGCCTCGATCAGGTGCGGCTGCGTGCGTGCGATCGCGATCGCGTCGGCGACCGGCATGTTGCGGATATCCGGAATAGCCGTCGAGGTCGCGGCCGGTCGCGGCCGCGGCAGGCTGGCGTTCCAACTCTTTGGCGGTGCGGCTGCGATGTCGAGCGGGATGGCCGCCGCCTGGGCGGCGGGCGAGGCCTCCGCGATCGCGGGCGGCAGCTCGGGCGAGATCCGCATGCCCTCGGGCGGCATGTTGCCACCGATGACGGCACGCGGGTTGTACAGCTCCTGCTCGACGCCCTCGAACGCGCCACCCATCAGGCGCTCGCGGCGCGCCCGGCGCATCGCCTTCGCCGCCTGGGCCGATATGCCTGCCTCGGCCGGATCAATGCCGCTCGCCATCAAGCCCGCCGTCATGGCGGCGACCTTGCCGGGAACACCAGCGATCTTGCCCGCAGGCCCCAGCGACATCAGCGCGAGATCCACCGGGCTGGTCGGGATCAGCAGCGCATCCGGGACAGTTGCCGCCGCCTTGCCGACGCGCGTCTGCTGCGGTGATGCGGCGAACAGGTTCATCTGCGGATCGGGCGCGACATCGCGCTCGGCCCCCGCAACATCGAGCTTCTTGTAGAAGTCCCGCGGCGCCTCCTGGTATTCGCTCATGTCGGCGATGCCGCCCATGCGATAGGCGTCGGCGCGTGTTGGCGGCGCGGGCGGCGACAGTGGCGCGAACTCACCAAAGCGACGCTCGACGGCTACGGATGGCGCAAGCTCGCCACGCACACGCCGCGCCGCCATCTCGCGCGCGGACTGCGCGGCTGCCGGTCCCTCGTCATATGCGCTCGGCTCGACCGTGCTGCCCATGCGGTTGCGCGGATCGGGATGCAGCAGCTCGCGCAGATCACCGACCCACGGCTCATCGCGGTACGCATCGAGCGTCGCCGCAGTGCCCCCGGCAATGCCTGCGCCGGTCATGCCCACGCCCTTGATCAGCGGCCAACGCCAGCTCGCCATCACTGCGCCTCCGGATACTGATCCTGCGCAGCGAGCACGCCCAGGCCGCCGCCTGCCGTGCCGACCACACCGTATTTGCCGAGAATGTCGAGCTTGGAGGGATCGTTGATCACGTAGTTGTAGGTCGGGGGCGATGCCGCCAATCGCCCGCGCAGCTCTTCCAGTCTTGTCTTGCTGAACTGTGTTTCCGGCAATGCTTCGTATTGCCTGATCTGGTTCTGCAGCGCCTGACCGGACCTTGAACCCTGGTCGAGATAGCGAATACCGGGAATACCAGCCTCGCGCAGAACCTGCGGCGGTCCTTCGCGGCCAATGTCCCACTCCAGCTCGCTGGCGAGGTCTTTGCCGGTGGCGCGCGGGCGCGGGTCAGCCAGGAAGTTCTGCACACTGCGCGGCAGTCCCTGCACCGTCTTGAGCTGCTCCATGACCTGCGGCTGCGCGACCAATCGCTCATCCCAGTCCAACATCAAATCGGGCCGCGCGTTGATGTTCACCTCGTAGGTGCGCGGGCCGACCGGAGCGCCGCGTGTCAGTAGATCGCGCTCCTCCTGAAGATTGCGGAGCAAAGATTTGTTGATGCTGTCGATGATCACCGGGTCGGAGTAGTTGCCCTTCACGCTAGGATGCAGCACGCCGCTCTTGCGTAGCGCCTCCATCTCGTCAATGCGCTTTTGGTACGCCGCAATCGCAGCCTCACGATCAAAGCCAGTGCTCTGCAATTTCTCGGCAGCGGCTATTTCAGGCTCGCTGAACCGCCCCTTGAACTGCTGCCAATACTGCCCGCCCTGGCCGCTCACTGCCGGGTTCTCGGCAAAATAGAAGCCCTTGGTGAATGCCGCGCCGCCTTCGCCAGTGCCGATCTTCGACCAATCGAACCGATCGATGTCGTGCGGCGATTGATGATACACATGGATGCCGCTCGGATGCGGGCCACCGGGGGCACCCTTGAGCAGTGCTCGCACGATCGCCTCGCGCGCACCCATCACTGCGCCTCCCCGGATTTCCAGTCGCCGGTCGATGCCGTGGTGACCCAGTGGTATCCGCCATCGTCGGTTGCCATCAGTTCGATGTAGCTGCCGACCGTGCTCGATTGGATGTGCCCGCCCTTTGCGGTGGGCGACGCGGTGAGCAACCGGATCGTGCTGTCAGTGCTCGCCTTGATCTTGAGGTCGTGCGGCGCGAGCACCAGAAATCTAATCCGCGCCCCTGCGGGCAATCGTCCTGCATTCACCCCCGGCGTCAGCTCCGTCTGATCCACCGGCAGGACGTACTGCACCTCGCCCGTCGCGCCAGCATTGTCGAACGTGACGCCACCATCAACGATCATGCCCTGTTCGTTCGCGGTCAGGCTGACATAGCGTGGCGTGCCGATGGGCGGCCCGTACCACCTGTTCCAATCCGGCAGTTGGAATTTGCAACCCTGCGGATTGAGCGGCGTGCCACCGCCGCCCTCGACCCAACCAGCCTCGCTGGCGCAGCCGATCAGATTGGCAGGTCCGACGCCGCTGTAGAAAAACCCCGGCGTGGCTCCCAACTGAGCGCACGCGATCAAGTTGTAGGGCATCGACGGCCCGCTCTTGAAAAAGTTGGGGCTTTCGGATCGGCAGCCGATGATCGCGTAGGCGTCGAGCACGCCGTTCTCAATGTAAATGTCGGCCTTGCCAGGGTGTTGGTAGTTTTGAAATCCCACGCCGATGATGACGGGTGCGGCGCCGCTTGCGACGTGAATGCCGTAGTCGCGGCATTGCGCAATGTTGCCGCCGATGAACGTTTGCTGCAGCGCGTTGTAGTTCTTGACCAGAACGCCGGTGCCGCCGGGTGCGCTGAGGTAGCAGTTCTGCCACAGCGTTTCGCTGCACATCGCCTGACCCCAGCCGATGGTCAGGCCATAGTCGTCGCCTGCAATCGAGAGGTCGCGGAACGTGTTCGATTGGCTGCTGACCGTGTCGCCGTCGCGCTGTGCCCAGTTGTAGTCCAGACCAATGCCGCCCGCGGCAGAGCTGATGCCGAGAGCTTCCATGCGCGCATAGCCCCAGCCGTTGAGGCTGAGCGCCGCGCAATTCGGAGAGGTTGCGGTAATTTGCGTGGCGATCCGACCTGCGCCGAAGATATGCCCGCCCTGCACCATGTGCAGTTGCAAGCACGGCTTGGTCGCCGTCCCGCCCGCGCCAACGTCCTCGACGTATTGCGCCATCCAGAGCACAAAGTGCGTGTCGTCAACGACCTCGATGCCGTAGCTGCCGTTGACGCTCGGATGCGAGCCGCGCACGTAGATCATGTCGGTGGAGCGCAGGCCGTCCGTGCTGGCAACCTCGATCAGCGGATAGTAGTAGCCGTGCGAGGAGCAGGCGCTCTTGGTCACACCAAGGATATCCGCGCTGTAGTCGGAAGACACCCGGTAGTCGCCAGCGGGGAAGTAAACCTCCCGGTTGGCATATGGCCCCGGCGTGTCGCCGTAGCCGCCATGCGGGCCGTAGTAGTTGCCGAATGCATGCCTGAAACAGCGGTTGATCGCGGCAGTATCGTCGGTGCTGCCATCGCCGACCGCGCCGAAATCCTTGATGTTCAGCAGGCTAGCCATGTCGTCGCCGATGCCAGCCGATCAAGAGTGCGATCAGCGCGTACACGATGGTGTGGTCAATGCGGTAGGCCATCTAGAACCCCCGCGATTGCGGTTGCGTCAGCTTGAACTGCTGCATCGCGCGCCGCTCCGACTGCCGCGCCAGCATGTCGTTCTGCTTCAGTTGCGATTGCTGCGCGGCAATCTCCGCCTTCTGCCGCGCCGACTGCATGTCGATGTCTGACTTGATCATCGAGGCCTGATGCTTCTCGCGATCCGCCATCATCTTGAGATTGGTGTTCTGTGCCTGCGCCGCGTCCTGCTGGCGGTCCGCCTGCAGCTTCGCCAGCTCGATCGCCTGATCGCTCTGCAGCTTCATCTGCGCATGCTTGTCCTTGAGCTGCAGCTCGGACCCCTTCAGCGCAATCTCCGCCTTGTCCTTCTCCTTCTGGTACGCGATCTTCATCGCCTCGATGTCCTTGGCGGTCTTCGCCTGCAGCGTCATCGGATCGTCGCCCTTCGGCTGATCGCCCTTCGACTTCATCAGCTCGACCAGCTCGTCAATCGCGCCCTCCAGGCTCCTGCCCGCGCGGAACGGAGCCGTGGCAAACTTGAGGATTTCCCCGCAGAACTCCGCCGTCTGCGGCTCCTGCATGATCATCTGCGCCAGTTGCGGCAGCAGCTGCGCCAGCACCCCGGTGAACTCCGCACGCCGCTGCTTCTCGGCGTTCTCGTCAATCATGATCGTCGAGTCCGTCTCGATGTCGAGAACGAAATTCCGCGCACGATTGTCATCGAGAAAATGCAGCACCTGCTCGATCGTCGGCTTGCCCATGATCTTCGCAATGGCATCCTGCCCGGACTTCAGCAGGCCCTGCGCCTGCGTCATCATCGTCTGAACCTGATCCGGATTGCTCTGCTGCATCTCTCTAAACTGCGGAAGCTGCTGCATCTTCTGGATCGCAAGCTGCTGATTGCCAAGCTGCTCCTGCAGTTGCGATACCTGCCGCTGCTGCATCTCCTGCGTCGGCAATTGCGTCTGGCTCATCTCAATCAGCGTCACCGGATCGAACTTCTCCGTCATGATCTCGCAAACGATGCACACCAGATCCCGCGCAATCCGCACCATGCCGTATTGCTTGTCGCGAATGCGCGAGCTGCCATACTGCGTCTTGAGCTGCTGCGCGCCCAATGTCTCGCGCGCATCGCTCGCTCCGCGCATGATGTCCGACAGCCCCATGATCTGGTAAATGTCCTGGATCACCTCTTTCCGTATGGCGATACACGTCTGTATCGTGCCCACAACCTCCGCCATCGGCATCCAGATGATCACGTCCTTGGTATTCCCGAATGCCGCCCAGTTGGAAATCGGCACCAGCACCTGACCCGGCGTCTTGAGCGCCTTCGCCATCTGAATGGCATCGCTGATTTCGCTGTTGCCGCTCGGATAAAAGCCCTTGGCTTCGAGCGCGTCGGAAAGGGCGTGTATCTTGGATGTAAGAAGGTTCAATTCCTCCAACTGATCCTTGTATTGCATCACGTCAGGAACCGGAACCAGACTGCCACGCTGCAGCGTCCCGTACACCGGCTGCGGACACGGCCAATACGACGACAGGTCCAGATGCGGATCGTCCTCGTCCAGGATGTTCTCGCAGCCGTCCGCAACCCACACGACGCGGCGGGATTTGCGGTCCCATATCTCCCAGAACTTCGCCCGCTCCCTGTTATCCGCACCACCGACTTCCCTGGCGTCACGATCAACCCGATAGTCCGCAGTCTGGTATTCGTCGCCACTGTGCTCCTTGAAACGAGCGCGCGCCTCCGCCCGCGTCAGATACGAGGCCGCCGCAACCCACGTCACCTCGCACCAGCTCCGGCTGATCGAATGCAGAAAATCCCGCCGGTGCTTGTAGTCAATGCACACTCGCTCATAATCGTAATACCCGTCGCCCTTGCCCTCGTAACGACACCACGGCACGCCCCGCCCAGTCAGCGCAACATCGTCTCGCAATGCCATCATCACGTCGTTGATATAGGCCAAGTCGAACGCGACGGTGGCACACCGCTCGAGAAACTCCGCCGCGGCCTGATATACCGGCCTCCGGTCCTTGAACTTCGCCACCACAACCGGAATAGGGGCTTTGGCGTAAATAGAGGGGCGGATCACCTCGCAATTCGCCCAGAACATCTGAAATTCCTTGTCCCGCTGCATGTCCGCCAGCCGCTCAAGATTGGCAAACTGCTTCTCCAGCCGATCACAATGCGCGTTCCACGGTTCAAATGCCCGCTCACTCTCCTCCAGCAAATTCAGCCAAGCCTGCGCCTTCTTCGGCTCAAGCTGCGGATTGAACTCAAGATCGTCGTGCCGAATGTCATCGTCGACCGGCGCGTCAATCGTGTCGGTGTCGTCAGCCATCCTGCTCGTCCTCGCGCTTCAGCGCCATCCGCTCGCGATAACCCCGGTTGGTCGCCTCTAACTCCTCAATCCGCTTCGCCGCAGCACGCAGATATTGCCCGGTGATCTTGTCGTAATCGCACGAACACGTGTAAACCCGACCGCCACACCCCGGCTTGTGATCGTCAACCGCATGATCACGCAGTTCCTGCGGCTTGATCACGGCTGCCTCCAGTCGCCAATACGCAACAACGCAACAACCTTGTGCCCCCTTAGCCACGCCTGCCAAAAACCGCGATATTCATCAGACCAAAGCTCAGGCGCAAACCAGAGCGGCGCGCGATAAGCACACCACCATTGCCACGGCTCCCGCTTCACAACTGTATCCCCCCACGCCGAACCTCTCGCACAGGGGGGATCATCCAAGCCGACGGTAACTGTGGAGGAGGTGTTATTGTGCGCGGCCGCGACGGTCGCCACGCAAGGCATAAGTAGCGGAAACTGTCCGCAGGGTGGCTCGTCCAGTCATGGACGGCCGACGCACGAAACGCCTTCTTGTCGTCGTCCCACTCCCTGTGATGTTGTTCGAGGGCGTCTATGCCGCCAACCTCACAGCGCGGATGAAAGACACAGAAAGGCAGTGTTCTGCGTACCGCGTTCCGACCATCCTCCAACGACGCCCCAGTCACCAGCTGCGGATTCAACCCCAAATGCTGCATCGTCTCAATCCGCGTCCGACCTCCCGCCGTCCACTCCTTTACCTTCGCATCATGCGGTACATGATCCACTCCATCCAGCCACCCATAACGCCGCCGACGATCCTCAATCTGCTCAACAAAATACTCAACCCCACCACCCGATTGCGCAACATGATCCAAAATGTAAAGTTGCGCACCAACAGTCTGAAACCACCACACACTCGTGTCGTCACGCATCCCTAAATCCCACGCACGATGAACCGGCTCATGCTGCAACGCATCGATCGCGACGATACGCCCCTCGTTCCGTACGCGCGCCATTTCCAATCCATAAAATGCGCCGAGAATAGCTGCGTTCCAATCGCAAAAGTACTCCTGCAAATACGCCGCCCGGCCTACATCCTCTCCATAGAGCGCCATATATTCGTTCAGGGCATCCTCAAGCTGCGAACTACTCATCGCTCCAGTGTCAGACGCCGTCAGTAACTCGCAAAACCAGTCCGGTGATTGACGCGCATGTTGGTAAAGGGCATGCGCATGATTCCGACCACGCGGCGTCGTGATAAAACACGCCCAACCGTTGTTCTCCTCAACCATCGGCCGAAAATAACCCCACGCCGCCGGATTCGCCAACGCCCACTCGCTGAACGTGATCCCCGCTGCCCCCGCCCCTACCTGCGCATCATAACGATCAGAACCAATCAGCTGCCACGTCGACCCATTCGTCATCCGCAAAAACATCTCATGATCGTTCGTGCTCTCCCGCATCGCATGCGGAAACGCCTCGTCTATACGCCGCTTGCCCGTGTGAGGATTAACCGCCGTCCAAATCGCTTTGCGCGCTTGATTGTATTCCGGTAAACAATGCCAGTAATTCCCCGGACGCTCCCACGCCGCTACCGCAGCGTGATGCAAACATATCTCGTCCTTCCCAGCACGACGATGCCAAACCGCCAGCGCTCGCCGACCACCATAATGAAGATAATCCCACAGCTTCTGCTGATGTCGCCGCGGTAACCAACCTCCATACGGAATATGTACCTCAGTCAATCGCGAGGAGCCTGCCTCATCAGGCGGCGTCAGATTAAGCATCACACGCCAGAATTATATTGTGGGGTATGTGAGAGCCTCGCCGATCACCTCCCGCTCTCGGATGGGTTCCCTTGGACACAATAGCCCCTGGAGATGACGGCGGCCCTGGTGGCCTTAATAGGGAGGCCGCTGGTGCGTCGGGAGGCATCGGGAGTATGTGGGCAAGTCTCGATGCGAAGCGCACCAGCGACCCTCGCATGCACATGCCATGCATGCGGTTCAATAGTGCCAAGCTAGTGACAGCATGTGTGTGCACGTCTCACAAACCATTGCAGCACAGGCATATCTTGTTGATCGGCAGACTGCTGCTCGAACAGTTATTCGTCGTTCAGTGCGCGAATAATCGGCACAGGCTTTGCGTCAACGATGCGCGGTGCATCGCGACCTTCCACGATGTGCCGGATGACGACGCGGATGCCGCCTTCGCCGTTCTCGCCAGTGTGCGACTGCGGCGCCTTGCCCCAACCGCGGTCGAGCAGCATGCCGCACGCGGTCACGCGTGCGCTGTCGCTCTCGCTCTGCGCGGCGATCGCGGCGAGCTGGCGGATGCACGTCTCGGTATGCACGCGAGCCAAGGATTGTAGATTAACTGCGGCTCTGGGCATTTAGGCAAGTTCCTATGCTCTCTCAGTTTGAGCTGGTGAGTTCCCCGCAACATTGTTGCGAAGTTGCGTTATCCACAGCGTAATTGGAGAGTGGGTTCGGATGCAACGGCGCGTCGATTTTAGGCTAGTATATGCGCCGAACCATACACATCATACACACCCTACACCGCGCTCCAACAAATATGTCACGCTCAAACCATACACCAACCATACACTGGTGTAGGAGGTGTATGGGTTGTACGATCACCCCTATATACTCTCTCTCTCTCTCTTTATTTCTAGTCTTATATCAAGCAAATCATACACCCCCATACACCCTACACCCGTGTTCCGATTTCGGAACACCCCCCTCAGATTTCGGCGCCGAAGACCCATGAGACGCCGTGTTTGGATCGTTTGCGGCGCCATCCGAGTTCCTTGAGGATATTGGTGATGCGGATATCGTGAGAGCTGGTTTGGTGTCCTGCTTCGATGAAGAGGCAATCCTTGGCGATTTCGGCTGTGGTGACCTTGGTCCGTCCGCTGATGTGCTGGGTGATTTTGTCCTCCCAGATATCGCCTGCATATCGGCTGGCTTGTTCGGGCTGGATGAACTCGTGTTCGAACTGCTGATCGGGCCACCATTGGTCGCCCTGTCGATAGCTTTCGACGGCTTCGGCGAGGAGCTGATCGCGATCGTCGGCGAGCGCGTCCAGATCAATCTTTGCGTCGACCGCGGTTGCGACCGGCCAGAAGCGCCTGCCGCCGGTTGGGTCGCGCAGGTAGGCGTCCTGGTTCGTGGTTCCAATGAACACGCACTGGCGCGGCTCGCAGACCTCGTTGCGTCCCCAGAAGGGCCGATAGCGTTCGGTCGTGCGTGTGATGAAGCTTTTCAGGATGGTTGCCTCGGCGCGGTTCATGGCGTGCATTTCGGCGACCTCGATCAGCCATTTGCCGCGCAGATGCTGTGAGGCCTCTCTGGATGCGCTGATTTCGGGGAGGTGGTCCGAGTACCACTCGCCGCCCAGAACGCGACAGGCGCTCGATTTCAGGGCGCCCTGGGGGCCTTCCAGCACCAGCATGTGATCCGCTTGGCATCCTGGCTCGCGGATGCGGGCGATCATCTGCACCAGGAACATGCGTCCGATGTGCATCGTGAACGGGTTCAGCGGGGAACCCAGGTACCGCGTCAGCCACACCCCGATGCGTGGCCGCTCGTCCCAGACCAGCGACTTGAGATAGCGGTAGACCGGATGGAACTTGCACTCCTCGCATCGCTGTTGCAGGGCGTTGCGCACTGTCTCGATGCCGATGCCGGGAAATCCGTTCTGCTGCAGCCAGACGTGCAGCTTCAGCACATCCGTGTCGGTCAGCCAGCGGTGGCACGCATCGATCATGCCGATCTCGTGCTCGACCACTGCGGTGCGCAGCATCTCGTCGTATGCGAAGCAGTCGCGCAGGGCGACATCGTTGCGCAGTGCGATCAGCACATTGCTGGAATTGCAGCGCAGGCCTTTGCCCTTTTCGCCCTTCTGGCAGAGCGCACGCCAGTTCTGCGGCTGGCTTATGTGGACGACGTTGTCGGGGTCATCGGCCATGCGTCAGTCTCCCCGGCGTTGGGCCGCGGCACGGCGGCTGGTGCGTTTTGCCATCCGCGGGCTGTCGGACACCGGGTCACCCGCAAAACGCATCAGCGCGGCCTCCCGCCGCTTCTGCCGCCCCTGCGTTTCCAGCCAGACCCTGACCGCGTCGTTTGCCCGCGTCAGGTTGACCATGTCCGAGACTTCACCGTCCGGCCAATGAATGCGCCACATCGCCGGGTAGTGCCCATCCGGCTTCACCAACGGTTTTCCGCTCATCGCGCACCTTCCCCTCGCACATGGCGCAGCCGCAATGCGGCTCGAGCCGCACCCGCCGCGGAATCGTCCTCGGAATGAAGCTCACCGCGCCGAATGCGCGCCGTTCACAGCGCCGCGCTTCCGCCTCGGCCACCAGCTCATCGAACGTCATGCCGCTGCTTCCTCGCACCCAACCTTCATGAAGTCCCACACCCAGGCGCGCAGGGCTTGCATGTCGTGCAAGTTGATCTGCGGCACGAAGAAAGCGAAGCGGCCTGGAACGGGATCGCACCACCATTCGTTACGCTTCGCCTCGTGCCCAAACAGCCAGCCGACGATGTCGAACGTGCGGTCGTGTCCGGTCACCAATACGAACGGCACTCCATCGGGATCGTCTGGATGCACCCGCAATCGGCCATCCGGCCATTCGGTCTGCCGTGCATCGACGCACCCGCCAACGTCGCGCTCGTCGTATTCGTTGAGCTTGCCGCCATCCCAGTACAGATTGAGATAGGCAGCGAGTATGATCTCGGCCGCGCACCCATCGACCTCCATGTCCCAGGTGAACTTTTTCAGGCCATGCCGGTGGGCGCGGCGATGCTTCTGATTGTTGCCGTGCCGCATCGTCGCGACATGCGTCGCAATGCTCATCTGCGGATAGGTCAGGCAAACCTTCATGCGCTCACCCTGTAGCGCGCCCGCTTGATGCCCAGCGCCGGATCGCCTCTCCAGTGCGCCGAGACATATTCAAGTTGCCCGTTGCGGATGCGGATGTGCTTGCGGCAGAAATGCAGGGCGCGCCTGCCGGTCAGATGCGCCTCGTGCGGCTCGCCATCATCGATCTCGGGCGGCTTGGCGACTTCCAGCTTGATCTCGGTCCATGCATGCAGCGGGAATTTGCCGCGCCCGAAACCGCGCGTCAGCTCGCGCTCCAACGCCCGGTTCGGCATATATTGACGCCGCCCGATAATCCGCGGGCTGTTGATCAGGACCAGAATTGTCTGCGTAATACCCATCAGGGCAGACGCTGCGTGCAATGGGTCCCGGTCGACCAATCGCCAGTTCCGCAGCGCTTCCTCCTCAAGCTGAAAGCTTCCCGTCTTGGGGATGAGAAACCCGATGCCAATCGCTCTGTGATGCTCGAACAAGTTGACGCCGACCGCTTCGCGCACCACGCCTTCTTCATCCTCTACCGGATCGGGATATTCGTTCAGCAGCACAGCGCGCCGGTTGCGGTCGCGCGGCGCGCCGGGGACCGTCCACTCCAGCCAAGTGTTTGGCGCAGGCAGGAAACCAAACGTGTCGAACGCTCGCGCAAAGCTCGTATGCTTCATCGTCTGAAGGATGAGATCCCAACACGCAGACACCTCGAAGCAGTGGATGTCCTCAAGCCTCTTGCGCAGATCGGGGATCACCTGCGGATCGCGCCAGATACCCTCGCGATGCTTCGGCCGCGCGATGGTCTGCTTGGCGAGATAGGCTGCGAGCGGCGTCATGCGCTCACCGTCGCGCGCACGATGCCGTGGTCGTGCAGTTGGTCGAGCGCCATCTGGTAATCGTTGGTGACGATGTGCACGTGGCCGCACACCGTGGTGAGGTGCAGCGCGAGGCTTTCCTGCTCCACGCTCATGTGCCCGCCGCCGGGACGCTTCAGCTCCAGCCACACGATCGCACCGCGCGGCCCGACGAACAGGAAATCCGGCCAGCCGGGAGTAACCCCCATCCTTTTAAGCCGCATCGCGGTGACCAGCTCGCGCCGCTCGCCCATCGGCATGTGGGTGTAGCGCCACATCGGATGGCACCAGCGGCGCAGTGTGTCGGCCACCATGCAGTGCAGCTCGAACTCCTTCGCCCGCGGCAGGGGCGTGCCCTTCTGTCGCTTGCCCTTGAACAGATGGAGCTGACGCCCCGCGCTCATGCCACGGCCATGCGCGGCGCGACTTGGCTCCACAGCTCTGCCGGTGCGGACAGCCGCTTGCGCCGCAGCGCCGTGGTCATCACCAGATACGTGTTGGCCGGGAAACGATCCTCGGCGCGCCAGTTGCACACGGAGGTCACGCCGCGCCCGGTCAGCGCCGCGACCGCTGCGGTGCCGCCGAGCCGGTCGATCACTTCATCGGTGGTATTGAGCCTTGCCATCACACGCTCTCCCGTGGTGATGGCGCTGCATCGTCCCGCCGCAGGCGGCGCAGTCAAGCTCAACCGATGTGAGGAAAGGGCTGCAAATGCGGCTCTAGTGACGTTGCGGCATCTGGCCGCAGCACGGTTCCACCTGTGGAAAACAACCCTGGAGGACGGAGGTATCAGGACAACGTATTGACCATAGAACACATTGATCTAACAGCACTTTCTGCCGCGGACATTTCCCGCCTGCAGATTCTCCCCAGTCCGCCGCCTTGCCCTTTTTTATAATGATAATCACGCTTGACAAATCAGGCGGTTGCTCACCGCGCGTGAGCATTGTGCGGCGCAGTCAAGCGAAAAAGTGACGATTCCCGCCACATTTGCCGCACCGTCATCCGACGGCAGGAACTGCGTTTCTACCCTTCTCATTTTGGCTGAGCGGTGCGTATAGTGACCGTGCGGCTGGCGCCGTAGTAAGCGCCAGTCGTGGCATTCAGAACCCTTGGGCCTCCCTTATGTCGGGCGGCCCGCGAAATACAACACCTCGAAAGAGGGAATACGCGGGGGGCAATCTTCCTCCAAGGGTTCATTGCCTTACTAACCACCCGGCGCCCATTCGGCGCCCCTTTATTGATCGACCTTTAAGCATCTCACCATACAGCACAAAGGTGAGCGCAATGCCGCGCGCTCTGAACCCGGCTGACCTCCGCTCGCAGATCGAGCGCCTTCGCCTCACCCATCCCGATGTCTGCGACGATGAGGAGCTGTTCCAGCTCGCGATCGCCAGCGAAACCGACACCCACGAGTTCATGGATATCCTCGTCGACCGCATGGCCGATGCCGAGAAGATGGCCCTCGCCCAGGCCGCCTTGATCAAAGACCTCAAGACCCGGCGCGATCGCTACCTCGCCCGCCACAAGGCCATGCGCGACCTCGCCTTCAACATCATGCAGGACGCCGGATTGAAAAAGCTGGAGCTGGTCCAGGCCACCCTCTCGATCCGCAACGGCACGCCCTGGGTGATCGTCACCAACGAGAGCGAGCTGCCGGAAGACTGCATCCGGGTGACACGCGAACCCAACCTGACCGAGATCAAACGCCTCATCAAGGAGGGCCGCACGATCCCCGGCGCAACCCTCTCCAACGCAGAACCAACCCTGATGGTGACCTGAATGAACGCAGTCGCAGAACGACAGAACGAAATGATTGTTGCTCAGGATATCTCTCCGATGGAGCTGATACAGCGCGCGGTGGTCAGCGGTGCCAATATCGACGTGTTCGAGAAACTCATGGGGCTGCACGAACGTGCTGTCGCGAACAAGGCGCACAAGGCCTATGCCGCTGCCATGGCCGACGCCAAGGCGGAGTTTCCGGCAATCAAGAAGGAACGCAAGGTCGATTACACCAACCGCCAGGGACAACGCACTTTCTACAAATTCGCAGACATGGCAGCGATCGCCGAAGCCATCGACAAGCCACTCAGCAAGCATGGCCTGACCTATCGCTTCCGCACCGTGACCACCGCACCCGCTGTCGTCACCGTGACCTGCATCATCAGCCACCGCGACGGCTACAGCGAGGAGAACTCACTCTCTGCCACTGCGGACCTCTCGGGCAACAAGAATGCCATCCAGGCGATCGGTAGCGCGGTGACATACCTGCAACGCTATACGTTGAACGCCGCCCTCGGACTGACCGCAACGGATGATGATGATGGCGATGCCGCGGGCGATGCCGCGCCGCCACGATCACCCGTCAGGGCAAATCGCGATCCGATCGAGAAGCCAGCGCCGGTCGAGATCGACCCCTACGAGCTGGAGATCAACGAGAGGAACAGCGAAGACGAATGGAAGCGATGGGCCAACGACCTCTTCGCCTACATCAAAGCCGCCAGGACATTCGAACGCGTCGATGAGTGGATCGTTGCCAACAGCGACGGGTTCGAGGCGCTGAAGCATTACGATGTCGGCAAGTTCAACAAGCTTCGCCACATGATCCAGGCGGTCCAGGATGGCAAGGCAAAGGCTGCACGGGATGACGCTGGATGATGTCTCCGAGCGGATCGGCAAGAGCAAGCGAACCATCATGCGCTGGGTGGACCTGGGGCATTTTCCCAAGCCCACCACGCGCAATGGGCGGCTGATCCTCTGGTCCGACAGCGTGATCCAACGCTGGTCGAGCCGCAGTCGCAGACGCAAAGGAGAGGCGCATGCCACAGCAAGACGCAAGCCTCGGCCCGCTCGCAAAGGGGTGGGCAAGCATGGAGGCCGGATTGCGCAAAGACAAAAGGCGCAATGACATGGAGATCGAGTTCGCGCGCATGTGCGTCTACTTCGGCGCAAAGATCGCCTTGGTCGCAATGGTGAACAGCCCCATGGCCCCCGTGCTGATGAGTGCCGAGCTGCGTGACTTCGATCGATACGTGAAAAACCGCAGGGACGAGTTAGCGGAGGAAAGCGTATGCCCCGCCGTGAATATTTCGTAATCGATGGCAGCGGTTTCATCTCGGGTGGCGACGCGCCGGATGCCTTCGGCTCGCTGACCAAAGCCATGGCCCGCGCGGAGGAAGTCGCGCGATCAGAACCCGGCCACATCGTGGTCGTCGCCCAGACAATGTTCTGGATCAATGCTCCAATTGAAAAACCCCAAGTGCAGATCCGCAGTGTCAAAAGGAAGCCAAATGCGCCCAAGCCAGAAAAGATATCTCGAACTGCCAAGATTGCGAAAGCAGATCAAAACACAGGCTGAACTGGAAAGGCGCCGCAAGATACGCACCTTTCGCGAGGGCCTGAGCAATACCAAACGTTTTCGGCCGGAAGAGATCGAATCGGCCGTGCGCCTGTACGCGGTAATGCTGCGAGGCAAGCCATGACCAAAGAGGGTGAGCTGTTCGAGGCCTATCACACCGTGGCGGTGGAGGCGCGCCACATCATTGCGCTGACGCAGCGCATGGTCATTCTCATCAACGCGGCAAAACAGAATTTGCACAAGCTGGAAAATACGCTCCACCGGGTGCAAGACTTGGAACAGGAGGTGGCCGCCAAGGCGCCGCCAGGAGGAGCAGCATGACGGTGATCAAGATTGGCGATCGCGTGACGTGGCAGAACAAGGTGAACGCAGACGCCAGGATCACGCCGCTCAAGATTCGCGGCTGCAAGGTGCTCGCACTCTACGATCATCAGGGCAAAGCAGCCGCTACGCTCGACACGCCCCTCGGCAAGGCCAACGTCTGGGCGGATGATCTCACCAAGGAGAAGCTCGACAAGACCACGATCCTTTCCGGCGGTTGAGCAGGTAGCAACCACCGGCAACGCCGCGCCCCGGTATTCCAATGAGCCGTGTGGAGCACGCAAGGACGCCGGGGCGCGGATGAAACAGAGAGGAAGCCCATGACCGACTACACCGCAGCCGACAAGCTGAAAGAGGTCGAGCGCGAGCTGTATTTTCGCAGGCGCGTCTACAAGGGCATGATTGAGCGAAACCAGATGACCAGAAAGACGGCTGACAAGCAGATCGCCATCATGGAGGCCATCGCGGAGGACTATCGGCAGCAGGTCAAGGCCAATGAGCGCGAGGTGGCGTGACATGGCAAGGAACAAGAAGTGGATGCCAATCGCTGAAGCGATCTCGCACGTTATGAAGGTGGAGAAATGCTCGCACTATGATGCGGTGGCGAAACTCGCCCAAGCCAGTCAGGAGGGCAAGCTGCCGTTCAAACCCGTAAAAGCGGAACCGCCAAAGCAGCTCAAGCCTGCCGAAGCGGCAGCAAAGCTCGATGCCGATCCGGCATCGGTCGCCATGACGTTGACCGACTTCAGGGAGCGCGGTGGGTTCACCAGCGAGGAAGTGCTGGGTGAACTGCGCGCAGGACGCCTGATCGCAACCGCCACCGATTCCACTTGGTTTCGAATAAAATTAAACGGCAAGGTCAATTCAGACGAGATTTTCATCCAGATGGATGAGGTGATCAAATGGATATCCAATCCGGAAACACCATCGCATCTGCTGGCGCAATGGCGCGGCAACCTTGAAGAACGAAGGCACTGATGCGTTACGCGATCGTCCTGGCTGCGATCCCGCTGCCGCTGCTGATGTGGGTCGCGTGGCCCAAGGCGGCGCAGCCGATCACGGTCAGGGCGGTTGCGACCGAGGGCGTGCGGGCAGTCCGCATGGATGACAGTACGTTTCGCGCTCGATGGTCTGGCGTCAATGCCCTGGCGCCCGCCACCGTGGTGCGGGAGGTGCCGGTGGAGGTCGTGAGCGTCAGACCACAATCCCCACCGGCTGTCCGCATCGTGCGTCGAGCATCGCTACGCAGTGATGTGTGCGCGAAGCACGGCATGCGCAGGATAGTCGTCATGCGCGGACGATGGCAAGGCTGGAGATGCCGACGATGACTGACATCGTTGAGAGACTGCGCAAGCGCCGCATTTTTGATGCGCAACTACATCCGGCGTTAATGGACGACCTTGCCGACGCGGCCGACGAGATCGAGCGGCTACGGGCGGCGCTGGCTGACGAGTGCGCGGCCCATCGGGTATGCGTCGAGATGCGGGATATCGCGAATGCCGAGATCGAGCGCCTGCGGGCTGATGACATGCGGACATGCGCGGCGTTCCTCGACGCCATCGAGATCAGCGAGATACTTACCGACGAGAAGATGGAGGCAATCATCGATGCGCGGAAGCTGCTGATCGAGGCGGCCGAGACAATCGAGAAACTCACGGAGCAACCGATGCGCGCCATCGGCATGTCGGCGGCTGAGCGCCACGTGCGCGAGCGGATCGCCACCGCCGATTCAGGCATGGCCGCGCCGTTGCCGGATGACTTCAAGATGGTGATCAAGATCGGCGTGCTCTACGGCTTGCTCCGCGATCTCGACGCGCTGCGCAAGGTGGAGGCGAGACATGACTGACCTGACCGACCGCATGCGGACCTGCGCCGCGGCCATCTTGGCGGGCGAGCCAACGACCGGCTGGGTCAGTTTGGTAATGCATGACGCCGCCGATCTGCTGATCGAGGCGAGCAATGCGCTGGAGGCCGCGCCAGCTCCGTTGGGCGAACCGATGGAGATCATCCCGCCGGTTACGGTTGGCACGGGTCTTTCTGCTCTGACCGCACCAGCGACATGGCTAGTCGGTGGCGACACGCTGCCGGTGGCGCGCCCGC